GACCGAGGAACAGGGATGGCTTTTCATGGGACTGCTAAAGATGGTCAGAAGCCAGCAGGGAGCATACAAGCTGGACAACTACGAGGACGAAGCAGCCTATGCCGCGCTGCGGGCAGAGTGTGCCGCGATTGAGCGCAGCAAGGGCTACGTTGACCCGTTCGACGCTACCGGGGCGGTGACGTGATCTGTGGCGAAACTTGGCAGCTTGAAAATTTATGGAGGTGATATGAGTTTCGGAAACCCTACGCCCGCAGAAATTGCTGAAATTTTTATTGATAGAGGAACCCATCTTGAATGGAGAGTAACCAGATCGAATAGGCGTCTTTCTGGAGAGAAGGCTGGATATGTTGGTCTTGACGGGTATTTGTTAGTGGGCATGCAAGGGAAAAAATATAGAGCTCACAGGCTGTTATGGATTTTAAGAAATGGATCGATTCCTGACGGCATGCAGATTGACCATGTAGACAGGAATAGGCTGAACAATTGCCCGGAGAATTTGAGACTAGCAACTCCCGCAGAGAACTGCCGAAATCGGAAACAGCAGAGTAATAACACAACTGGAGAGCGTGGTGTTTATTGGCATAAACAGCTAGGGAAATGGGCTGTAAGGGTTCGCCGTGATGGGAAGTTGGTCAACGGTGGAATATTCAAAACTTTCGAATCCGCCGTTGTTGCAGCGAGGATATTGCGTGAATTACTGCATGCTGAATTCTCTGGGTTAAGTCGTGATGAATAACCTTGTTAACCTTTCGGATGCCGAGCGCCTGGCTGTCTCTGCGGATCGCTTGGCCTGCCTGATTCGGTGGGAAGTACGCAACCTGAAAGGGCAGGACCGGCAGAGGGTGGCGAAGCTACTACTGGACAAACATCCAGTGGGACTGCGGGAGCTAATCGCGGAAGCACTCAGGAGGCGAGCTAGTGGCAGAGCCTAAGCGCAATGAAGCGGAATCACTGCTGGAGCAGCAACTACTAGACGCGGGAATTTACTACATCAGGGAGTTCCGCTTTGGGGCTGATGCGTCTGGCGGGACTGGCAGAGGCTTAAAGGCCAGGCTGCTGGCTGCTGGGCTAAAGGATTGGCGGGCAGACTTCGCGCTTCCTGACTTGATGCTGCTAGTCGAGATCGAAGGCGGAGGGTGGACGGGCGGAAGGCATACGAACGGCGCAGGGTTTGCGAATGATCTGCGCAAGTACGACGCGGCGGCAAGGCTGGGTTACTCGGTATATCGCTGCGACCCGGCAATGGTCAAAGCAGGCAAGGCGCTGGAAACGATCCAGACAATTATCAATCTGCGGGGGCAGTGATATGCAGCTACTGAGCGCAAGACAGGCATGGCATGACGCATTCTTTCTACCCTGGTCGCAGTCGATGGAGTTGATTGAGCTGGGCTGCCGAGTACAGAAAACCCAGTATGACAAAAGCACCGGTATAGCCATGCACCAAGCCCTCGCCGGGATGATTCAGCGCGCCATAGGCACACTGCCCGTAGCTCTGCGAGAGTTCGGGCATCACCTATACAGCCCTCTAGCCGGACACGATCAACGCGAAAGCGCGGAAGAGTCCGTATATTTGCTCGCCCGGGCCAAGTCAGCACGAATGACAGCGGCGAAGTCAGAAAAGGCCCGCTATGTCGCCTGCGCTGTGCTGTATCGGTATCGCATGAAGAACCAGGGCGGGCAGGGCGAAGGGCTGGACGTGCTGACAACGCCAGCAGACCTCCGTGAATGGCTGGATGCGAGGTATGGAGTAAGGCTGTCTAGCGAGCAATGGGCTAGAGAGTGGGAACCTTTCATAGCATTGTGCACAGAGATATGCGACACACTGGATCGCGTGGCATTAAGTCCTGTCGCGGGGGTTCTTGAGGTGATGAAAGACGCCGCATAGGTCAATTAAATTGACGCTTGTATTCCCGTCCGAGATATGGCAACATTTTCCCATATGTGGTTATTCCCCCAAAGGAAAGCCACCGAAGCCCTAGCCTAACCGCTGGGGCTTTTTCGTTTAAAGCCTGCCAAGCCTTCTGGAATGCCGGACAACACCGCCGGAAGTAAGTCCAAGCTCAAACCGGCGGGCTACTAATTCAGGTGAATGCGCAGGCTGATGCGCGCAGTCAGAGCGCTAGCGGAGTGAACCGCGATAACAAACGCACTGCCACGGTAGATTAAAACGCCCCGTGCAAGCCGGAGATCAGCGCCGGCCACCTGATACTAATTCCTACTGATCTCTTGCGGATTTAGTAGAGCAAGCAACACGGCCCGACACGAAGAGCATCAGTGATCCTGATAGCGCGGCGCTCGGGTTTTTTATGGGCGCTATATCGGTTGAAGGCAGTTGCATCTGCCAGCGCAAGCAAAACAAATAGTTAAGGGCTGTCCGACCCAGCAAAGCGCCCGCCTATTCTGTCCGCAGTCCAAGGACACAGGACACGCATAGAGCCGTATAGAACCGCATAGAAACCCCATAGCGGCTCATAACTGGCTCATAACGAATCATAAGTGCAGCCACCCCTCGGCCCCATACGCCTCGCATTGCGGGGCTTTTTTATTCACGACACGGAAGTAGTAGCCATGCCCGATAGACCCGAAACATGGATGGCCATCTGGGCAGCCGTTACTGGTCTATCTGCAACCGTAAAGGGAGCAAGCATGGCAGTCCTAATATCCATCCTTCGCGTTATCTATGACGGGCATGAAACCAACAGAGTCCGAATGGTGCTTGAAGCCATTATCTGCGGATCACTGAGCCTGTGCGCTGCCAGCATTATCAGCGCTGTCGGCCTGTCTGATGACAACGCCATAGCAGTAGGCGGCGCTATCGGCTTTCTCGGCGTCCAGACCATGCGTGACTTCGTTATGCGCTGGATGGATAAGTGGGTGAAGTGATGAGCCTTACACCGCAGCAAGAGGCATTTGCCCAAGCTGTAGCGTCAGGACTAAGCCAGTCTGATGCGTACCGGAAAGCGTACAAGGTTAAGCCGACAACCAAGGCAGAGACAACTTGGAAGCGCGCTTGCGAGCTGATGGCTGACGGGAAGGTTTCGGGAAGGGTTGCAGAGATCAAGCAGCAGCTTGAGGCAAAAGGATTGTGGTCGAGAGAGCAGAGCGTATTGGCGCTTATTGCTGCAATGGGTGAAGGCAAGCCGTCAGAGCAGATACAGGCGATAAAAGAACTGAACGCAATGCACGGCTACAACGCTCCGACGCAGCTTAATGTATCGACTCGCACGCTGGAGCCGCTTTCCGCTGAAGACTGGATCTAATGGCACTCTCCGAAGCACAGCGCAGCTTTGTATTCTGCAAGGATGCGTTCCCGGCATTCGTTGGCGGGTTCGGTAGCGGCAAGACTGCTGCGGCGATTGCTCGGGCTATCACGCTCAAGCGGTTGTGCCCTGGTCAGGATGTTGCGTACTACCTGCCAACCTACGGGCTGGTTGAGGACATCGCCTATCAGCGCTTCCCGGCACTGTTTGAGCGTAACGGGTTCGACTACAAGCTAAACCGGCAGGCAGCAACGCTACAGACGGACATAGGGCGGATCATCTTCCGTACGATGGATAACCCGGACAGAATTGTAGGCTATGAAGTCGCCCATTCGATCTGTGACGAGCTAGACACGCTGCCGATTGAGAAGGCGCGCAACGTCTGGAACAAGGTGATTGCCCGTAACCGGCAGAAAGCCTACACGGTAGACGGCCAGCCGATACCAAACAGCGTGGCAGTGGCGACAACGCCTGAAGGCTTCCGCTTCGTGCATGAGCGCTGGGTAAGGAACAAGGCTCCAGGCTATGCGCTATTCAGGGCAATAACGCTGGATAACGCCGCGAACCTGCCAGACGGTTACATTGAGAACTTGCAGAACAGCTACCCGAGCGCATTGCTCGCGGCGTATCTAGATGGCGAGTTCTGCAACCTGACATCCGGCAGCGTCTATGCCGAGTTCGACAGGGCGCTAAACGCCAGCTTTGAAACGATACAAGATGGCGACCATCTGCACGTTGGCATGGACTTCAACGTCGGCAAGATGAGCGCGGTCATACACGTCCTGCGTGGAGACGATCCGCACGCGGTAGCCGAACTGACAGGTGTATTTGATACTCCGGCAATGGCCTTGCTGCTGCGGACTCGATTTGCTGGGCATTCGATCACGGTTTACCCGGATGCCAGCGGAAACAGTCGCAAGAGCAACAACGCATCAGAGTCGGACATATCCATTCTGCGGCAGGCAGGGCTTCGCGTATGCGTGAACCCGACAAACCCAGCGGTCAAGGATCGCGTGCTATCGCTTAACCGGATGATTCACTGCGACTTTATCCGGCGTTACCGCGTGAACATCGAGCACTGTCCTGATCTGGTCGAATCGCTAGAGAAACAGGCATACGACAAGAACGGCGAGCCGGACAAGTCTGGCGGGTTCGATCACGT